GCGGTCCGGCCCGCTTGATCTGCACTTCGCGTACAACGTGTGCAACGTGGTCATTGAGCTTTTCTGCACTGACCCGTACATCTACGCGGACGCTGACCGGACCGTTACCGCGCTGACCCCGGTTGGCAACGTAGACACGCGGGTTCGCCTCACCGCGAACACTGCCGTTACCGCGCTGCCGGTCATCACGGTGACGGGCGCGAAGAACTTGCACATTACGGATGAGATCACCGGGGACACGTTCGGCGTGACCTACACGGGCAACTACACGATTGACAGCGCGGCTCAGAAGGTCACCACGAGCACCGGGCTAGACATTACGGGGCTCATCACGGCGGGCTCAGTCTGGCCTGAGTTCGTCCACGGTGAGCACCGACTAGCCCTGACGCACGACGACGCTGCGAACGCCGCTCAGGCGGTTTACACGTGGCGGGGAATGTGGGTGTGACGTGAACGCTGCCGCTTACACGGTGGTTACGACGAGCCTCAAGACCGGGACCGTTCAGGACACCCTGTCTGTTGTGGCGCTGTCCTACACGGACACGCTCAATGCGGCCGGTGGCGCTACCGTCACTATCCCGCTGGACTCTCCGGAAGCCACCCCTACGAAGCTTGCCCCGGGTGGAACGGGTATCGCTGTCCTTCGGGACGGCGTGCCCGTGTGGTACGGCATCCTATGGACGCTTGCCGCTGACCTTGCCGGGGGAACGCTGACGCTCAACGCGTCGGGAATGCACAGCTACTTCAAGGGTCGCTACTTCCTTGACGGCCGTAATGACGTGAGCACTGAACAGGCCACGATCATTAAGAATTGGTTCACGTACTTTGCCGGTAAGAACGGGCTCACAATCGACACGAGCACCGTCACGAGTACCGGCCACCTTCGCACCACTCAGTGGACGAAGTACGAAGCGAAGAACGCCGCTGAGGCCATAGACGAGCTTGCCGACAACGAAGGCGGATTCAACTTCCGTTACGTGCCCTACTGGATAACGTCCGGCACGAAGCTAGGGATTCGCTTCACGCTGACGAGCCGGAACGGCATAGATATTGCCCACGTGCTCACGCACCGGGTGAACTGCAATGTCACTCAGGTGACCTACGACAGTACGGCGCTAGCCACCACTGTCTATGCCATGGGTGCCGACAACGGCGCGGGTGTCAAGCTCACCGGTATTCAGACGAACGCCGCTCTTGCCGCCACCATGCCTGAAAAGACACTCGTCACCTCGTACCCGGACGTGAAGCTAACCGAGACGCTGATCAGCAAGGCCGGTGCCGCTATCGCTGCCGGTGCTGCCCCTATCGCCATTCCCGCTCTCACGCTCTACCCGGACACGTTCACGCCCGTTGACTTCGTACCCGGCGGGGCTTGCTCCGTTGAGGCTGACAGCGGGTATGTGGCGCTGCTAGACGACTTCGTTGTGACTGAGACGAAGACTGACGTAGACACGAACGGGCGCGAGACGATCACGCTGTCTCTCGCTAACAGGGAGTTGTTCAACGATGCCAACCCAAGCTAACGCGCTTCCGCCTTCACTCGTGAACGACCTAGGCGATATGCAGCGACGCATTACCGCCCTTGAGCGTGCCCCTGCCCCGGTCAACAAGTTCGACCGTTACCCGTCCGTTGAGTGGGCCGCTCAGGGTCGCCCGGCGGTAGGCGGGAACGTGTGGTCATCCTGCGGAATCGCCAACGCTACCGGGCTCGTGTTTGACCGGGTGGAGTGCAAGTTCATCACGGACTTTCTCACTACCGGCAAGCGGGAAGCCGAAGTGCGCCTAGCGGCATTCCGCCACTACGGCAACGCTGAACGAGAGATCGTCAGCGCGTCCGACGTGCTGAACCTGACCGGCGACACGACCCGCTATGTCGGCTCAGTCGTCATGCGTTGGGTGCACGGAATCCCCTTCGGTTGGGACTACGCGGACGACACGACCGTTTACACCATTGAGCTACAGCACCGGTACAAGACCGGCCCGGAAGCCTACAGCCCCAACCGCCTACAGGTTGGTTCGCTGTGGAAGCACGAGAAGGACTCTGACCCCGGGCTTGTCTTTGCCGACGCTGACGGCTCCGCGCATTGGGTCATTGCCACGAAGGACCAAACCCCTTCGGGTGGCTGGATCACCATTCCCGACGACTTCGTTTCTGACAGCGACCGATACGGCTCGTACTCAATCAGCAACATGCAATATTGCGTCGGTCTTCCACAAGAGCGCATTCCCGAAGCGACCCCGAATGGATGGGCTTGGATCAAGAACTCAAACGCGTCATGGGGACGCAAGAGCGATATCACGGAAGACTACTTCAACGTATAGAAAGAACCCCCCACCATGGAGACGACCCACCTAATCGGCGCGGCTGAGGCGGTCATACCTGTTCTCGTCTTCGTCGGCTTCTCTCTTTCAAAGTGGAAGAAGGGAATGCACGACGCATGGCGAGAAGAGGCGGAAGCCTACAAGTCACGCGCTGAGCGGCTAGACCTTGAGGTCATGGCCCTTACTACCGAAGTGCGTCGTCTCAGCGACGAGAACGCGAAGCTTCGCGCGAAGATTGACGAGCTACTAGCACGCTAACCGATACCGGCCAACGGGCAGCCTACTCAATTGAGTTGGCTGCCCTTCCCTTTGAGGGGGAGCGATGACCACGCCCTACGACCCGTACAGCCTGCCCGCGTCCATCCCGGTTGTGCGGGTTCAGGGCAAGTACCTCAATCTTGAGGGTGACCCGCTCAGCGGTTCCGTGACCTTCTCGATTCCCGCCCTTCTCACCTTCGCTGACGAAGACCTGTTCGTTGCCGGTCCGGTCATTGCGAAGCTTGACGAGAACGGCTTTTTCAGCGTCCACCTTCCGGCCACGGACGCACCGGGCATGAACCCGAACGGCTGGACGTACAGCGTCAAGGAATCCATAGCGGGTGTGGCGCGCTCGTACTCCCTGCTACTGCCGACCGGAACTGACGTTGATCTAGCGGACGTTGCCCCGGCTGACCCCGCAACTCCCAACTACGTGCCCGTTCCCGGCCCGCAGGGTGACGACGCATACACGGTCGCTGTGTCGGTCGGCTTCGTCGGCACTAAGGCTCAGTGGCTTGCCTCGCTCGTCGGCCCGCAGGGTGCCACGGGTCCGCAGGGTGCCACGGGCGCGAAGGGCAACACGGGCAACACGGGTGCTACGGGTCCGACCGGCCCGCAGGGTCCGAAGGGTGACACCGGAGCGACCGGCCCGGCGGGTGCAGCAAGCACCGTGCCCGGCCCGCAGGGTCCGACCGGCCCGCAGGGTGCTACTGGGCCGCAGGGTCCGGCTGGACCGCAGGGAGCCACCGGCCCGCAGGGTCCGGCGGGTGCGAACGGCACCGGTTCCGGCACGGTCACGGCAGTCAACGGCGTTGCGCCGGACGTCAACGGCAACGTTCCGCTACTAGCAAGTGACGTTGGCGCTATCCCGTCTTCGTACCGTGGCGCGGGTGGTGGCGTTGCCTCGCTGGACGCGAACGCGAAGCTAGACACGTATCAGATACCGGACCTGTCCGGGACGTACGTAGCGACGAGCACGAAGGGTGCAGCCAACGGCGTTGCCACGCTGGACGCTTCGGGCAAGCTCACTTCAACTCAGGCTCTCGTCACGAGCGTTGCCGGTAAGACCGGTGCCGTGACCCTGACGGCTGCCGACGCGGGAGCGCTTGCGACGAGCACGAAGGGTGCCGCTTCGGGCGTTGCCCCGCTGGACTCAACGTCCAACGTGCCCATTGCAAACCTGCCTTCGTTCGTTGCCGTGAAGAGCGCTGATCAGTCGATTACGTCCAACGCAACCAACTTCGCGGACGCTGACCTAAAGCTTGCCGTTGCCGCTTCGGCGAAGTACCTAGTCACTGCCCCGCTCGTGTGGACGAACGGCGCGGGTGGCTTCGGGTGTGCGTTCACCGCACCTTCCGGAAGCACCATGGCGTGGACGGACAACGACGGTGGCGGTATCGCTGCCATTGGCACGAAGACCACGTTTCAGACCTCAAAGGGTGCTGCCATGACGGGAGTTCTCGTCACGAGCGGTACCGCAGGAACCCTCACGCTCGTGTGGTCTCAGTCCGTTTCCGACGCTTCGGCAACGGTCCTCAAGAAGGGAAGCGCGCTCGTCATTCAGCGCGTCGGATAAGGAGAGTTGAACCATGGCACTTCCCGCAGGCATCCCGTCCGTACGGGTGCACGGCACGTACGCAGCGCCGAACGGTGCCCCGCTCAGCGGAACTATCACCTTCGGCGTTCCGGCCCTTCTGACCTTCTCTACGGCGAACGTGTTCCTTGCCGGTCCGGTCGCTGTGAAGCTTGACGAGAACGGTTCCTTCTCGGTCGACCTACCGGCGACCGATAACCCGGACATGAACCCGACCGGGTGGACGTACAGCGTCAAGGAAAATCTGACGGGCGTAGTGGGGACGCGTAGCTACGCGCTCAACTTGCCCGAAGCGCTAGGGGAGATCGACCTAGCCGACGTTGCCCCGGCTGACCCTGCTACTCCCAACTTCACGCCGATTCCCGGGCTTTCCGCCTACGACGTGGCTGTGTCCAACGGGTTCGTTGGCACTGAGGCTCAGTGGCTCTCTACGCTGATCGGTCCGCCCGGCAGCGTGGACACCGTGAACGGCAAGCCCGGACCTAGCCCGGTGCTGAACGCTGCCGACGTTGGCGCGCTCGCTATGTCCGGCGACTACACCACTCAGCGGAACGTGAAGCTGAACGGTCCGGCGCTGAACTACCGGGCTCTAGGCTTCGCGACCAACGGCCTTGACCGGTGGCTAGTTCAGGCGGACGACACCGCTGAGAGCGGCAGTAACGCGGGCTCTAACTTCCGGCTTACGAGCCGGGACGACGCGGGGGCTCTCAAGTCCACCATGATCTACGGTCAGCGCTCGTCCGGGAACATGGGCATTGGCACCCCCGGAGTCACGGCCGGTGCCCGGCTCACGATCAACGGCGCTACGGCGCTCATGGACGTAGCGAGTGACCCCGCTGCCGTTGCTGGCAATGCCTTCGTCTACAGCAAGAACGGCAAGGCGTATGCCCGTCAGGCTGACGGAACGGTCGTCCCGCTCGTCCCTCAGTTTGAGGGACCGTGGATGAGCTGGAACAACGACGGTGGTTCTATCGTCGCTTCCACCACGTC